CGTTGTAACCACGTTGTAACTACGGCAGAGGAGGCATTGTTTTGACAACAATAGGAACAGCAGACGTAACACTGGTTAAAGAGAACGAAGACGGCAGTGCTGTCTACCAATTCAACTTTCCACCAGAAGCAATGGAGGCACTGACAAGGTTAGGCATCCTTACTGCTATTGAAGCGGGGATTGGAGAGGCTAAGAAGCTAGCGCCTGACTACCCTAGTAACCCTGAGTTTACAGACGAGATCAAAGCATTGGCTGAGGAAGCAGGGTTTGTTACTTGGCAGGGGGAGCGTTGGAACATTGACAACAATGTGGTTGACTGGGCTAACGCTTATGACGATGAGTTGGTTAAGTTCTATCACCTAGCTACTGACTTGGCTTATAAACGAGCCATGAGGGATGCTGTTGGCTTGTTAAAGACGCAACATGAGTTGGTTAAGGAACGACACAACTACTACCGTCATGCGGCTAACATCATTCATTTGGAGTTCTTGGAGGAACAAGATGACCGACAAGATAAGCGGTGATGGTGTTGCCTGTGTTGACCACGATTACTTCTGGCGACCGATAGAGACAGCACCACATGGTGTTAAGTTGCAGTTGCTCAGTATTTATGGAGTGGCTTCGCATGGGTTGCTATCTCCTGCTATAATTGAAGATGGGTTCTGGATTGGCTGGACACCCTTACCTAAACGAAGGAAAGAGAATGATTGACAACATCACCCTGTGGCACAAACGCGCTAGACCAGAGCCGACAGAGAAGGATTTCAATGTGCAGCTAGGCTGTCATATCGAGGAGTTTATCGAGATGATGGATGCGCTTGGCATTGAATGGGATTACAACAAGCCCCTGCGTGACGCTGTCAACACGTTATCAGACGTTGCTGATTCGTTGAAGCAAGGGGAATGGGTAGTCCATGACGTTAACCGTAAGGAGTTGTTGGATTCGTTAGCTGACCAAGTGGTTACGGCAGTCGGTGTCGCCCACTGCGCTCAGATGGATATGGTAGCGGCTTGTCAAGAGGTTAACGACAGTAATTGGTCTAAGTTTAACTACAAGGGTTTCCCCGAGTTTGACGACAACGGTAAGATTAAGAAGGGTGAGCGTTATCGCAAGCCAAACTTGGAAGGAATGTATTGATGATTACAGTAAACTGGTCGCCGAGGTCTTTAGTTGATAAGACACAGCCAACAAAAGCGACAACTATACTTGATTTTGAGCCTGTCAAAATTACTTCACTTATCGGAAAAGATAGTGTGTATGCAAAGTGCCCTGCTTTTATTGACTACACTAAAAACACATTTGCATTGCTAGCACCTTTTGATATTGATATAAAAATATCACATAAGGACGGTCAATGTTTTGTAGATATTGGCGGCTTCAATAGTATGTTCTTCGATGATTTCTTTGTTGTAAGACAAGACGGGACATTCTCTTTTGCTCCTAGTTTAGTATTTACTTCAAAAGAAACTGTCATTGTGGAATCGTTACCCTTACTTATGATAAACACAGAGTTGAGTAAAAAGGTAACTCACGTTGTCGGTTCTTTTGATATATCTAAATGGGTTCGACCTGTTGAATGGGCTTTTATTCTGAACGAGGATACGACACTTAGCATAAAAAGAGGTGACCCTATTTTCTGTGTTCGTTTTGCTACACCTAACAACGAGATTGTTAAACTAGAAAGGTTTTACCCAGATCAACTCTTTGAGAACATACACGCTGCTTGTGTTCAGGCTAAACTTTTACAAAAAGGAATGTCACTCAAAAAAATGTATGAGATGGCTGAGCCGATTTTAAAACTATGGAGAAAGAAATGAAAGATGTAACAGAGACGTTAGACACACGAGGAAACCGTTATGGTGAGTATCGTAATGTGTCACGCACAGCACAGTTTTTAAAAGACACATTGCGTTCTGGCGAGAGTTGGGATATAATGGAACCTTATATGCAAGAGAGCTTAGACTTGATTGCCAACAAGCTAGCCCGTATTGTTAACGGTGATCCATTCTACGACGACAGTTGGCACGATGTAGGTGGTTATGCTAAACTTGTGGAGATTGAACTTGCGAAAGGAAAGTGATGATCGAGTATTTCGAGAATGTCGAATACACACACAACGGTTATGACAGGATTGCTCTTGTATACTACGATAAGAACATACCAGTACATCGTAAGATACCAGTTAAACAGCGATTTGTGTCTGGTGGATTCTTAGCGAAAGACGGTACAAGATATGAACCTAAAAAGGAGTAAACGTGGACTTAGTTCTCGATATCGAGACAGACAGTAGGCAGACCAAGATTTGGTTGTGCTACACCCATAACAGCGACACAAACGAGTACGTATGTCACACAACACCAGATACACTCATACCCTTGATAAACAAAGCCGACAGGCTGATCGGGCACAACTTGATCGGCTTCGACGCACCAGTTTTAAACAAGCTGTGGGGAACGAAGATTGGATTGAAGAAAGTGAGAGATACTTTGATAATGTCAAGGCTGCTCAATCCAAGCATCGAAGGGGGTCACAGTTTAGAGGCATGGGGGAAGAGGCTGGGGAATCATAAAGTCGAGTACACACGTATTTGGCATTGGATAAAAGGACTACCGTATGATAAGGTTTCTACTGATCCTTATGATGATCCACATGATAGCCTCAATCGGTTTTATTGTAAGCAGGACGTAGCAGTTACCGTACAACTGTTTCGGATGTTAGAAGCGGAGCTACAAGGTTGGGGCGAAAGCGTACAACTTGAACATGAAGTTGCCGCTATTTTGAAAAGGCAGGAACAACATGGTTTCAGGTTTGATATGGAGAAGGGTCAGACACTATTGGCTAAGCTCACAGGCGAGTTGGCTGATATTGAGGGCGAACTTCAAGTTACGTTTCCACCCATTGTGGAGGAGCGTTACAGCGACAAAACTGGTAAGCAACTCAAAACAAAAGTTACACCGTTTAATCCAGGCAGTCGGCAACAAATTGCGGAAAGATTGCAGGGGTTAGGTGTTAACTTCACTGAGGAAACAGAGAAGGGTTCCACCATCATCAACGAGAAAGTTCTGGAAGGCATCGATCTACCGGAAGCTAAGTTGATTGCACGTTACCTAATGTTGCAGAAGCGTATATCGCAGATCAGCAGTTGGTTTGACGTTGTTAAGCCTGATGGTAGGGTACATGGTAGGGTGATAACAAATGGAGCCGTGACGGGGCGTATGACGCATATTAGCCCTAACATGGCGCAGGTTCCTAACAGCGGCTCGGAATATGGAGCAGAGTGTCGGGAATTGTGGACGGTTGATACTGGCAACAAGTTAGTCGGTATTGACGCTAGTGGTTTGGAGTTGCGGATGTTGGCGCACTATATGCAGGATGCTCGATACACAAACGAAATCCTGAACGGTGACATACATACCGCAAACCAGAAGGCAGCAGGGCTAGAAAGCCGTAATACAGCGAAGACGTTTATCTATGCTTTCCTGTACGGCGCTGGTGCTGCAAAGATTGGTTCTATCGTTGGTGGTAGTGAGCAGGAAGGCAGAAAGCTAATGAATCGCTTCTTGAAGAACACGCCAGCGTTGAAACAATTGAAAGAGAAGGTAGGTAGACTTGCTGCGAAAGGTTATTTGCCGGGCTTAGATGGTAGACATTTGTTAGTGCGAAGCGAACATAGTGCATTGAATACTTTGTTACAAGGTGCAGGGGCAATTTTAATGAAAAAATCCTTGGTTATCTTGAATAATAAGTTAAAGTGTGGTATAATAGACGCTAAGTTCTGTGCAAATGTCCACGATGAGTGGCAGGTGGAAGTCCCAGAAGAGGATGCAGAGACGGTAGGTAAGATGGCGGTAGCAGCTATCGAAGAGGCAGGTGTGGCACTAGGGCTACGGTGCCTTGTAACAGGAGAATATCATGTAGGTGCTAACTGGAAGGAAACGCATTGATAAACGACACAAACTTGGCAGATGCTTTGGAAGGTGCGGAGAGCATCATCTTGATTACAGAGAAGGATGGTGAGGTGCATCTAACATTTAACCAAGAGCTAAGTCAGATGGAAGTGCTGGACATACTAGCGCTGGTAACATCAAACTTTTACGAAATCGCTGAAGAAGACGACAGCAACCCAATTCACTAAGGAGTTATTTATGAACACAAACGCAATCAAACTTAAAGCTGATGTTATGTGGGCTTTCTTGAACAAACCAAACGAAATGTCTGGTCGCTATCAGGTCGATCTGTGCAACTTGTCAGAGAAGGCAGTACAAGCGTTGGAACAGTCTGGTATCGAGGTTAAGAACAAGGAAGGTAAAGGCTTCTACATTACCTGCAAGAGCAAGCGTCCTATGAGCGCCTACGATGACGGTGGCACCCCATTGGAAGGCGATATCCTCGGCAACGGCTCAAAAGCAGCCGCTATCGTTGAACCTTACTCTTGGGCTTGGAAGGGTAAGCAAGGTGTTAGCCCATCCCTGAAACGGCTGGTTGTCACTGAGCTAGTCCCATACACAGGTGGTGGCGCTGTCGCTCTTGCTGACGACGAGTTGCTGTAATGATTGCCCTACTTGATGCAGATATTCTCTGTTATCGGGTAGGGTTTGCTACTGATGATGAGCATGAGAATACCGCTATCGAAACAATGGCGGTGTTTCTCGAAGATTTGTTAATGTTTGATCTGGTAGATACCGATGACCACGAGTTATTCCTAACAGGCAAAACAAACTTTCGTAATGACATTGCGGTGACAGCACCTTACAAAGGTAACAGGAAGGATGTTAAGAAGCCGAAACACCTACCTCTCCTACGGGAATATTTACAAACGGCATGGGGCGCTAGTGTTAGCGAAGGACAAGAAGCAGATGACGACATTTCAATTCGAGCAACAGAGCTTGGCGAAGAAGCCATCATTGTTTCAATTGACAAAGACTTTATGCAGGTTCCAGCATGGCACTACAACTTTGTGAAGAAGGAAAAGAAGAAGGTGACACCAGAGGAGGGGTTGCGTTTCTTTTACAGACAGATTCTTATGGGCGACGCAGCCGACAACATCAAGGGAATGCCTCGTGTTGGTGCAGTGCGTTCGGAGAAGATGCTTGCGCCTTTCCAAAAGGAGAAAGAGTTCTATGCGTGTTGTGTGGAGGCTCTGGGAAAAGAACGTGTTTTAGAAAACGGCAGGCTCTTGTGGTTACGCAGGAAGCCCAACGAACTATGGGAACCACCGAATGAAGAAGTTTAAACTAGCGGGGTGTCTTTGGGATGTAGTAGAAACAGATATGCCTGACCTAGGCGCTACCAACCCAGATGCCTGTAAGATTTTGATTAACAAGAGGCTGACAGGACAGGATCGCGCCGTTACCTTTTACCATGAGTTAGTTCATGCGATCTTGTTTACTATGGGTGAACGTGACCATGACGAGCGCTTTGTAGAAGGGTTCGCTCAGTTGTTACACCAGTATGAGCAACAAAAAGTATAACGATGGTGAGTGGACAGAGGCTCAACTTAGAAATTTTGCAATATCTGCTCTTAGGGCTGCTTTCAGAAAATACCCCGGAAAATGGAAAGCGCTAACTAAGGGTAAATCAGGCAAGATGATAAACAAACTTTCTGGTAGGTTAGCAGAGCATTACAAGTGTGCTGGTTGTGGTGAATACTTCGTATCAAAGCAAGTACAAGTAGACCATAAAAATCCTGTTGTAGACCCTGCGAATGGTTTTGAAGATTGGTGGACGTATATTGTTAGGTTGTATTGCGATTCACCTAATCTGCAACTTCTTTGTAAACCATGCCACAAAAAGAAGACCAACGAAGAACGAAAAGAGAGGAAGAAGAAATGAACGTCAAGTTAGTGTGGGTTACCCCCGATGCGGAGGAGAAGGTAGCGTACATGGCTCGTGTTTCAAACCCTAGTAATCAGGATAACAAGGAGACTGCTCCAAAGCTACTTCGATACCTGATGAAACATAAACACTGGTCACCATTTGAGATGGTTAACGTCTGTATGGAGATTGAATGTACACGAGATATTGCGCGACAGATTATTCGCCACCGCTCGTTTAGCTTTCAAGAGTTCAGTCAGCGTTATGCAGAGGCTTTCGACATGGAGTATGGTGAGGTTCGGTTGCAGGATGAGAAGAATAGGCAAAACAGCCTCCCTACCGAAGATCGAGAGTTGCAGCGTTGGTGGGATGAGCAGCAGGCGAAAGTAGTTGCACAGGCTCGTTACTCCTATGGTGCTGCACTTAACAACGGCATCGCTAAAGAGGTGGCACGTAAATTGTTGCCAGAAGGGTTGACAATGAGTCGGATGTATATGAACGGCACGTTGCGGAGTTGGATGCACTATGTTGACATCCGCTGTGATGAAGCAACACAAAAGGAACATCGTGAAGTAGCGGATAAATGTAAAGCAATCCTGACTGAACAGTTCCCCAGTATTTATGGAGGTTAACATGGAAGATAAACAGTATTACCATTTCAAGAAGACTAGCTCACGACCTAGTGTGACAACAACCAGCGAACACTTTTACGTTTGTGGTGAGGACGCACGATGGGATGATGTTATGCGACAGTTTGCAGCGTTCCTAGATTCTTGTGGTTATGTCGGCGTCTACGAAAAGGTTGACCTGATGTTGGACAGCTATTGGGATGACGGTAAATGAAAATCTTAGTTATTCCTGACTGTCAAGTAAAGCCGGGAGTAGCTACTGACCACCTTACGTGGGCTGGGAAGGCTATCTGTGATTATCGACCAGACGTTGTTATCAACATTGGCGACTTCGCGGATATGCCCTCCTTATCAACCCACGATAAGGCTGGTAGTAAATACTTTGAAGGGAAGCGGTACAAAGATGACATTGCCGCTGCCCAGATCGGTATGAAGAAGCTGCTCAAACCGTTGCGTGACTTACAAGCAACACAGAAGGCGACAAAACACAAGGTTTACAAGCCTCGTTTGATCTTAACAATGGGTAACCATGAGAACCGCATCAACCGCGCAGTGGCTAACACGCCTATGCTGGAAGGTGTGATTTCGACTGATGACCTAAACTATAAAAAAGATTGGGAAGTATATGAATTTCTTAAACCTGTTTTTATCAATGGTGTTGGTTTCTGCCACTACTTCCCTGTTGGTGCTATGGGGCGACCTGCTAGCTCTGCTAGTGTTATTGTTAATAAGCTCCACATGTCTTGTGTTGCAGGGCATCAACAAGGTAAACAAGTCGCTTACGGCAAAAGAGCAGACGGGACAGCAATCTGCGGAATAATCGCTGGTTCGTTCTACCTACACGACGAGGATTACATGGATCAACTAAGCAACACACATTGGCGAGGGTTGGTCATGTTAAACGAAGTCAAGGATGGAGCGTTTGACGAGATGTTTTTATCTATGAATTACTTGGAGAAAAAGTATGAATCCAATAGGAATACCGAATCCTAAGCATAAGCATAGGTTCACAATCTTCGGGGTTGTGGGAGGATACAATCCAAAGAAAGACATTGCCGTGACAGGCGCCACATTTGAGGAGTTGAAGAAAAAGATGAATACACCAATCGTCGCGTCGTGGTTGAAAGAATACGATTTAGTCTTACCTGATTTTTTCAAATGCTGACGATTCCTGACATTTGTGATAAACTCAAACGTCTTGACGAGGTAACAATCTTGGAGTTGTTAGAGATTAACAGCGAAGAGATTGTTGCCAAGTTCCAAGACCGTATCGAAGACATGGCTGATTATTTAGAGGAACTACTTGATGACAATTAAAATCAACTTGGAGCGTGATAAGTTGTTCGATGCTTTAGGCATCCAGCGACTGCGCGAAAGTTACATGATGGAACACGAGGTTAGCCCACAGGAGAGATTTGCGTATGTATCGGAAGCTTTTAGCAGCGACCCTGCCCATGCTCAGCGACTTTATGAGTATAGTAGTCAGCATTGGCTCAGTTATAGCACTCCTATTCTTTCTTTTGGTCGTAGTAAGCGTGGACTTCCTATTAGCTGCTTCCTTAACTATATGGAGGACAGTGCCGAGGGTCTGGTGGATAATTTGTCGGAAACCAATTGGCTCTCTATGCTTGGTGGTGGTGTCGGCGTCCATCTTG